AACATGATTTTTGTTCACTATGATAATATTTAGTTAAGGAATACCAAAAGGATTTTTCTCTGTAAAATCTAAGAACCCATCTGCTTGAGACTCTAAAATTGTATTTTGTGAGAAACCATCATCTGCTGGATCATTATCAATTGAGAATATAGTATGAGTTGCAGAAGATGTAGATCCAATAATAGTTTCTCCAACTTTAAAGGTTCCAGTAACATTGCCAAGTTCAAGTGTATTGGTGTTAGTGTCCCAAGTTCTAACTCTTGCTTTTGTTCCACTTGTAGAACCTGTAACAAGTTCATTAAATATAAAAGTGCCTGCGTCTGAAGATCCTGGATCTTCAATTGTAATAATTGGAGCTTCAGTATATCCAGTGCCAGTATCAGTAATATGAATAGCAGTAATAGTTCCTGCGGCGGAAACAACCGCCGTCGCTGCTGCAGATACTGTAGAAACTCCAGTAAATGTAATTGTTGGGGTGGTTGTATATCCTGAACCACCACTAGTAACAGTAACAACACCTATGGAACCAGAACCAAGAGTTGCAGATGCAGTTGCTCCAATTCCAGTATTACTTAAGAATAATATCTCTGGTGTTACTGTGTATCCAGAACCTGGATTTATAATATTAACTTCACTAATTGAATCTCTATCAATTACAGCAGTAGCAATACCTGTTACTCCGCTTGAAGGTGCTGAAGATATAGCAACTGTTGGAGAAACTGGATAGAAGGCACCTTGAGATCCTATGGTAATAGATCTGATACCACCGTTAACTAATCCAGTAATTGCAGTTGCAGTAGATGATGTTCCAACCAAAGTCATGGTTAGTGAACCACCAAGAACTGTAGACGAACCGGTCTCAGAAATACCGTCAGTATCACTACCAACCAGAGTATCATCAATCTCTTCTACACCAGTATCGATAACTTCATCTTCATAACGGAAGAGTTCACATCTTAATTCATAAACATAATTTTTTTGTAACTGATAGAATGGTTTTTCATGTTCAACAAATTTAATTTCAAACATTCTATCACCAAGTGGCATGTAAATTATGTCACCTTCTTTGGGTCTGGATGTTAATCTTAAATTTGCTTTACCTTCAGTTAAAGGAGTAATATAATTTTCAAATCTCTCTTTTGAAATAATAAAAGTCATCTCTTGAGTTGACTGTATACCAAATTTAGATAAGAGTGTAGTGTTATCATCATATCCTTCATAATTTTGAACATATGCTTCAATGGGATATGCATCCTCAAATGATGATTGAATAACCTCTTCAATAACTGTATTTGTGGTCAGATAAGAACGAGGGAGATAATAAACCTCAACACCATACATCCTTAACTGTTCGTTTATTAAATCTTGAATTAAACTTTGTTCGCCACTTGTACCTTGAACAAAAAATGGATTTAATGCCATAATATTAACCTATCATATCTAGAGGTGGAATTTCATATGTATTTGACATTTTTTCCATTAAGTCATCAATTTCTTTTACAGCATCATCATAAATTTGTCTACCATTAAGTTCTATTCCTCCAGGAAGTTTAACTCCCTGGAATTTAATAAGATTTTGACCCCATTGTTTTTTAATCAACATGGTTAAATATCTTTTAACAAATGAATCATTCCAAACTTTTGAATACTCATTTGGATCTAATGCTCTCCAACATTCTAATACAATGTACTCACCAACTACTTGAGAGTTCCAATCGATATCTAAATATAATCTATCCTGCCTTTGATTAAATCTTATTTGTTTATCTGTAGTTAATAAAAACTCAATATCCTCTAGATAAGTTTTAACCATAGAATATTGAAGTAAATCAATCGAGTTAAATTGATATAAGTCATTCAAAAATATTTTTTCAACTCCAATTACAGAATCTGGAACGGGTATAAAGTTTGAATTTTCATACCAATTAGAAGTAATTGTTCCTAATCCACTTACGCTTGTAGAATCTACACTTGTAGTAACTATACCAACTCCACTTGTTCCACTTGCTTTTCCCCTATCAACATCTTCTTGAGTAAATGCATGTTTAAGATACATTTTTTCGACACCATCATAGTGCCTTTCGTGCCAGTACTGGAGGGCATCATCAACTAGATCATCAATCTGCTCATCAGCAACGTTGATCTCTAATACAGGAGCTCCTAGCTGCCTTTTACAGTAATCTATTAATGTCTGTCTACTTGATGGTTGTGCCATTATTCACAAGTTTCCTATGTTTATATTTATCTTATTAAGGTAACCCTATAATTGAAATAGTTTCTTGCTGTTTAAAATAAAGTTTAACAAAAGATTTTGCTAAATTTCTCAACTCATCTTTATCATCACAATTATCAATCTCGGATGCAAGTTTATGATATTCAAAACTTTTAGCAAGATTTTTTAATTCAATTTCATTCGGATTCATTTAGTAACTCCTTTAGTAATTTTTTAATTTCACCAATATCCTCTTTCATACTAGCAACTTCTTTCTCGATAGACTGTACTTTTTGATTCTTTTTTTGTTTTGCATCTCTTTGAGCAACATACTTTTCATAACCAAGCATATCAATGTTTACAATTGAGTCATTGTTAGGGTCTCTCAAAAGGTTTGAGTGACCCTCTACTCCATGATATTCTATCATGCTAATGCAATGACTCTAAGGTCCTTAACTCTAGGAACATACACTTGATTTGTAGAACCCAATACAAGTTTAATTCTATAATATCTAAATGGTTCCAAATTATCCACTGTAAAAGTATACTCTTTATACTCAAGATTGCCGCTATTAAAATCTAGATTGTTTGTTTTTTGTATAAGAGTATCGGGAAGACCACTGTTATTTTTTGGATCTATAATATCACCATTTGATTTTAAATTCAAATATCCTGGGAAAAGGTTAAATATTGGATTAGGTGATGGTTCATTCCCAACACAATAGAATGCTCTAATATCAGCAAATGTATTAATATAAGCATTAAGAATAATTTTTATAGAAGATGCAGAATTTTCTAAAAGTAAATCTCTAGAAATATACTGGAAAGCAGAAGGATCTGAATCAATAGTATTTACTCTAGGATCCGTAATGTAATTTTCTATAGGATTGTTTATTCTATTTGTTGATAAAATAACATTCATTCTTTGAGCATCAATAACTGGACTTGTACGGGTATCAACAGAATTAAGGAATAATCTAAGAGTCATAGACTTACTTCCAGGAACATTAGTAAGTCTCAAATCTTCATTTACTTTAGAGAATATTGCTCTAGGAGTTGAAAGGAAATTGGGTTTGTTTAATGTAATAGGTTCAAATCCATTATTAATAAATGGAATTTCATTTCCACTAATTCCTGTACTTGTTGTTGATCTAAAGCTAGCACTTATAGTAGAACCCTGTACAGTTTGAGAGTGAATCATTGGGGTTACTATTTCATATGGGATATTTTGAGATGCTCTAGTTTCATACCCACCTGCGGACTTTGTATCTTTGATGTAAAGTTTTGGATATTCATCCGTTGATCTTTCAACATCTCTTGGTCTAGCAGATGGTTGACCATTAAGTGATCCAATAACTTCTCCCATATTAAGTCTTACATAATAAGAATCTAAATCAATAGGATTGGCAACAGTAACATCATTCATATTATGAACTTTATTAATTCTTGCTAAATTAACTCCAGACAATTCATACTTGTAAACTAAGGTGCCTACTGGATATGATGCTTGGTATGTTCCATTTACTCCTCTTGATATTGATCCACCAATTAGGTTAGAACCAGAAGTTGCATTATATTCAATAATTTCATCTCCAATTTTCAAGAAACCTGAATTTGTTGCTTCTACTGGAACTCCTTCAAAAGTTGTAAAACTTGAATTATTTTCAACTGAAATAGCACTAGAAGAACCTGCAGAATATGCAACATTTAATTTTGTTGGAATAACATCAGATTCTACTCCAGATATTTCAACTCTATTGTCACTAAAATACATTCCATGATTTGTATGATTTACTTTGATATGTAAACCATCAGAATCGTTATTAACTGTGGTTATACTAGTTGGATAAACACTACCTGCAGATACGGTGTCAATTGTTATCGTAATATTATCAGTTGGTGCTGAACCACCAATTAAATTGCCAGGAATTGTAATTGTATCACTTACTGCATACCCTATTCCTGCTACATTTATAGTAGCACTAGATACTGCTCCAGATCCATTTCTTTCTACATTAAATGTAATATTACTTCCACTTCCGCCAGATCCAGCTACATCAGTATATGTCTGATTTGCTTGACTACCAATTGTGGCAACATCAAAGGTTAGAGTAGCTCCTCCTCCTCCACCCAATTGAGCATCAGAAATACTAATCGTATTGTTAACTGCATAACTGTTACCTTTTGCAACTCTTGTAACTGTTGCAGCACCTGCACCATCAACTACGACAGTAAAAGTGGCACCAGTGCCTGAACCAGTAGCACTGTAATCACTAACACCAATGTTGTATGTACCTGCTGCTCTACTTGCATCTGCAGCACTAATCGTATCTACAGTTTCCAATTGCCCAGTGAGAGTTGTGCCATTATTAGAAATTGTAGCTGTTAATGCACCCCCTGAACCAGTAGCATTAAATGTAATATCCGAAGTTCCGTCATTGTATATAATTCCATTAGAACTATTTGTAGTAAATTCGCCAATTACATTATCTAATATTAGAGTATCTGTAGCAGCAACTCCAGCAACAGTTAACTTTAAATCTCTTCCAACATTATCATCTGAAATACTAAGAACATCTCCTACTTGATACCCATTACCACCGCTAGTAATAACTGCAGCATTACCAACACCATTATTAAAAGTGATACTAGCACTAGCACCACTACCATTTCCAGATAATGTAGTCAAAGGTATGATACGTGTATCAGAACCAGATGAAGGAGTATAACCAACACCAGCATTAGACACAGTTAAAGTTCCTGTTGCAGAACCACCAGTAGCAATAAGATTTCCTATAGCATTTGTTCCAGTTTGAGTAAATGAATTTCCTATTAGATATACATTATTACCATTATCTGGATTAGAAAGAATTATCTTAATTTTTCTTGATTTAAGTTCAAGTGAATCAGGTAACAAGTTTGGAATTTGTCTATTTCCTCTAGATAAACGAGGGTTGTATAAATCAACTGAACCAGAAGTTTCAAACTCTGCTCTATATAAAGTAAACTTAAGATCTTCCCACTGACTTGCTTCCCATCTAGATGCATTTTGTGATTTAAATAAGGAACCAAGGAATGGTTGTGAAGAAATTAAAGTGTTGGCAAGGAAATCTTCTTGTCCTATTCTTGCTATAAATGTACTGTATTTTGTAGAGTTTGTAGAAAGACAAATAGCATACTCTTTTCTTCCTTCAAGATAGATTGGAGATTTGAATGTAAATGATGTTGCAATAGAACTATCTGTTGAAATTGACACTTCATCTGGATCTAATATTACTTCAGATAATGGAAGAACTCTTGAAGTTGGGATTCCCCCATCTACTGTTCTAATCTGTAAAGTGATAGGAATATTCATATCATCTTTAGATCTGAAGAAAATATCACATCTAGTTAAGAAGATGCCAGTTTCATCATCTACTGTAAATGTCTGCGCTAAAGGATCATACCACGCTGTAATAGTTTCTGGAGAAGTTCTATTTACAACACTAGTTCCTACAAGTTGAGTACCAGGAGATTTGTTAACAGTTTGTTGTTCAAATTCCTTTCTATCTTCAAGCCTTATATTTCTTATAGAACCTTCATTTTCAACAACACCGGTTGCTGAATACAGTTCGGATGCAATTGTAGTTACACTTTCTGCATCATTATTTGGATCACTAGATAAGGTAAATGCTCTTATACCAGATTCAAATCTTGGATGATATGATGTTATTGTTTCTGGAATATAAAAACTTCCAATTAGTGATGATTGATTATCGACAACTAATCTTAAATTAGATACTGTTGCTGTAGCACCACTGCTTTCACCAACTAATAAAGTACCAACTTCAACATAACCATAATATTCTCCTTGAGTTTCATTTGATAATGAATATGTATCGATGTTTAATAATGTTGATGTTGAATTATATGAGGAAGGAATTAATTGCTGGTTATATGGATTTTGCTCATAAGTTCTAACAGCAGAATTATAAGTTCCTTCTTTATGATTAATTTGAGCAACTCTAGCATAGAATTTTGGAGAGGTTACACCTTTCTTAATAGGAACACTGCGTACATTTTCTCCTACAGTAAATGTACCAGAAGTCATAGTTATTTCTAACAATTTTGGTACACAATACCTAGAAACATTAACACCATCAAAGTATGGGTAAATTTGAGTGCCGGGTTTTAGTTTTCTTGAATTAAATTCAATATTTCTAGATCTTATAAATGGAACAAGATCTCTACTTACAGTTCTATCATTTATAGAACTTTTTTCATATTCCTCATGAACAATAGTTCTTGTTCCTCCTCTAGATTCTGTACCAAGATCAAAAGTTTCTTGGAATTCTTCTTGAGAAACTGTAGTAGAATTTCTCCTTACCCATTGACCAGGACCAGAAGTTCCATCAAGTTTTTTGGTGGATTCTGAAACAGCATCAGTTGCTGCCCTACTTTCAGATTCTACAGTGTCTAATACTCCTGTCCAATTGGTTTCCCAAGAATCCCAAAGAATGGGAACAAAACCGGTTTGAGCATCTAGTTCATTTGTTCTTTCATAATAATCAACTGTTGCGGCATAATTACCTTCTGTTTCAATAATTCTTGTTTGAACTCTAACAGTATCAACCCAAGTATCAGATGCTGGGGTAAGTTCAATAGTTCCTTGCCAGAAACTAACTGTAAATGGTGTTATAGTTTCAGATCTTGTAGCAAAAGTTTGTTGCAACCAATTAACTTCTGCATAATCTAAAGTAATTATATCACTGTTTCTAACAACATTTTCTCCTTCAATAACATTAAATTCAAAATCAGTAGTTGAGTCTACGCTTTCTACAGGACCAAATATAAGGTCAATAGAATTTGTATAATGTTTTGGTCTTAATTCTTTGTTTTTTCTATCAATAGAGTTGTTTATTGCAGTTTTTGTTTCTTGAGATTTAAACGAATTAAAATTATCTACAAAGAAACCATTTTTAAATCTATTAAGTCCATCGGAATCACTTATAAAAGAACTTTCAGTTTTAGATTCTAAAAGGGATAGTGATGTGTAATATTCTAAATTACGAATTCTGTTCTCAAGTTGTTTGATATCAGACATCCTATATCTCTTATATTCTAAGAATTTTAGAGATGATTGTTCTGGATTGAATAGATATGGAGGTAATTTTATTGATGCAATTTCCATCGCATCATTTATTCCAACTGGAGGTTCTGGTTTATCCGAAGGAGTTCCAAAAACAATTTGGAATTTTCCATCTTTAGTGAGGAATAATCTATCAATTCTTCCAAGATAGTATGAAAAATCAAATATCAAATCTTCTTGTGAAGCTAAAATATTTGCTCCCGAATTACCAGATTGATCATAAGTTCTTCCTTCAAATTCTAGCGGAGAACGTGCTCCTTCCGTAACTGTATAATTTGAAACTCTTGGTCTTATGTCAATAATATCACTGTTAGAAATACCATCAATTGATTGAATTTCTGTTGAATAATCAAAACCATTATAACTTTCAACGGTTGTTAAATCACCAGTATCTCCAGTATCATGTATTGCAGATGAATAATATACTCTTATTTTTTTCGTTGGTGCGGAAGATGATGGTCTTCTTTTTATAGTACTATAAGAATAAATTGTTTTTCTTTGACCAGTACTAAATGTATAATTTGAAGATATATTAAAACTTTCTTCAACAATAGAACTAACAGTTCCTTCAACCAAACTTTGTTGGAAAATAATAGTTTCTCCAGCAATAAAATCAATTTGATTTTTTGTAATTGAAAACACACTTAGATTATCAGGTTTTCCTACACAAATTGCTATTGCACCGCTAGTCTGACCAATTAATATTTCTCCATCAATAACATCTTGAGTTGTTGATGTTTGACTAACAACAGATGAGAATGTTATTTTGGGAGATGTTGGATCCAGCATTCCCTCAGATTCAAAAACTCCATGTATTTCTAAAACATCAGGAACATTTAAAGAAATTATTTCATCTTCAACTCTTGAACCAAAAGGATAATTTCCATGAACAAGACCATTATTTAATGTAGTTGTTCCTATGCCAGATCCTTCTAATTTTGATTTATCGACAATTATAGAAGATGAATTAATTTTATTTTTAACTTTTGATCTTGGTTTTGATTTTACTAATGTTGTAACTAATTTTGCAGATCCGGCACCACCACTAATATTGAATATATTTAAAATTGTTTTATTATCAATATCAAAAGACATTTGTTCTCTTGTTAGAGAAATAACTGCACCTGTATCTTGTCTAATTAAAGAATATCTTTGTGGGGTAAATGGTAAAAATGTTTCATCATTTCCTGCTTCTACTGAAGGTGAGGATGCAAGAGTTCCGTTAGCTAGTATATCAACATTATAAACTTTTCTAATGGTAATTGAAGAGTTATCAAGATTTACTGTGGCAATATTTTGTTTTGATAATTTGGTATATAATGTATTATCAGAAGATTTATCCAATCCAGTTCTGACAATATTCATATCAGAAACATTAATAGAACCTGATGATGGAAGATTGCCATTAACAATACCAGCAACTGTTTCAACTCCCTCTACAGTAACACTACCAGCATTGACTACAGTCACTTTGACCATAATTTTATCAGTAGAAGTTGCAAGATCTGAATATGTAATTAGATCACCAACTTTAACATTATCTAAAAATTTTGGGTTAGAACTTGTAATAGTTCCTAAATTATTAACTTGTCCAACACCAACATTAAATGCTTTGGTTTGAACAACATCTCCAGCAAAAGCATTAATACCAACTAATCTATCTTCAGTAGCAAAAACAGATTTAACATCAGCGATAGATTTTTCTGCAATTGCTATAGCAACTCTACCATTTTCAATACCATCAAACAAAAGTGTTTCATTTACAATAAAAGATCCGTTTCTATCATATAGAGTTAATGTAGTAGAGTTACTTACAGCATCTCTAAGGAATGCAGTAGCTCCACTATTAGCACCTTTAACAAAAGTAGGAACTGTTAATGTATGTGCTTGATTTAAAGTAATTACTGTAAATGGTTGCACATCAAATAATGATAATCCCCAAACATTAGTATTTGGATTGGCAACTTCATACGAACCAGAATCTAATTTAAAGTCATAAACTCTAGCAAGACCAATTTCATTTCCTGGAGCAGTATTTTGATCAGAACCACCTCTTTCATCTCTTAAACTTACTACATACGTATTACCAATACCAATACCAGGTGCTGGTGTTCTAAACACTCTATTTAATTTAAATGTAGAACCCGTATTATATGATAAAGATTCTGCATCTACATCATTAGTTGTTCTTGGTTTTTCAATATCTATAAAAGTTGGAGAAGAAGTTTCAATTTCATATCCTTTTACATATGCTTTTCCAGAAGAAATTTTTAATATTGCTAAATCATCTGATGCTAATGAACCACCATATGTAAATTCTCCAGCATCAAATAATCCACCGTTTCCAAGATTATTATTTAATGAATTAATAACAGATACATCAAAGGGTTTTACCGCAAAATGACCACTTTGTTCAAAAGTTCTTTGTGCCAAAGTGTCTATCAAATCTTCACGAAAAACTTGATTTGAACCTGAATTTGTACTTCTAATTTGTGTTCTTAAAACTCCATCTTCAATTACAGCTAACTCAATAAAATTATTGTCATCAAAATCATCTAATGATTTTTTAAACAAACTTACTGAAATTTTTAGTCTGTCTGCACCTGGAGCAGAAAAATTGTTAAATCCTTGAGAATTGTCGTTTAAAGATTGATCTAAATCCGAAGTTATAATTTCTTCTCTAATTTGAAGTCCTACTCTGTAACTTGGTCTATTTCCATATTGATCTAAGATTAAAGTTTCAGTTTCTACCTGAATAAAGTTTCCTCTAATAAAATAAACACCCTGTTGAATTTGAAATGCAGATCCAATAGAACTTGCATTTTGTGGAATAGTCGTTGCAAAAGGACTATTTGCAGGGATCGTTGAATTTCCTAAAAGAGTAGAATTAATTGAACTGCTACAAACTAATTCTTCATTATCAAAAAATTGTTGAGTAGCATTATTTGCTGTATTAGAATTTAAATAATTAACATATAATGTAAGATTTCCATTTGCAGAATCAATGGGAAGAAGAACATTATCTACAACAGCAGTTACTCCAGAATTTTGTCCAGTTATTTTCAATCCTATGAGTTGATCTGCATATGCCGAAACAGGAACTCCTTGATAACTGTTATTTAATTGTACATTATAATACAGTTGAGTATAACCAGTATTTCCAGGTATTACTTTTGAACCTTCTTTAAAAAAGTGCTGACCAAATTTTTCGATTTGATTTTGTAAAATCGATTGCAGAGATGTTAACTCTCTCGCTTGAACTGGATATCCAGGTTTAAATAATACTTTATGAAAATCACTAGACGGATCGTAATCATCAAAATATGGTGATACGTTGAGATTAGTTTGCTGTGGCATAATCCTTTAGAACTGCAAGATAATTTTTATGTCTTCTTTTTGATTTGACGATCTAAGAATAGAAGGTCTATTATCAACGTAAATGATATTGCCAGATTGTTTTTGAACTTCTGGCAAAGCAATACCGTCAGTGAAATTAAGACCATAATAATAGGTCCTATTATTTATTACACTAGAGGAACCTGTAAAAGCACTATCAATAATTAAAGTGGAATTGTTACCTTGAGTAGGTATGATTGCAAGACTGCCTCCAAGATCTGGTTCATTTGTAAATTCTGCTAAATCAAATCCGTATGTTGGATTAATTTTAGCAGAACCATCAGAAGTATTAAATCCTACTAGATATCTATCTTGCCAAAATTTAATTACTCCTGTATTTTGATCATAATTAACTACTCTACCAAAAGCAGTTGTTCCTGTAGCGATTGTTTGTGAAATAAAACTATTTGCAGCAAACTCTGCAGAACTATAACCAGCTCCTACAAGTTTTAAAGCGCCAACAACACTAGCTTTTGGTTTATCTAAAACTACAGAAGAATTTAATTCTGTTGGATTTTCTACAATACCGACCCTAGCAATTTTATTACCGGTAATAAAATCTGGATTTTGAATGTCATTTTCAATTCTTGCATATAGTAACAGACTAAATGCTCCTAGTTCTCTGTATATATTTGCTCCGTGACCTCCTTGTGGAGGAATAATTACATCAAATGTTGGTCTGGTTGTTCCAGTTGGCACGCCTCCTGCAATTATATCAACAGTTCCATAAGTATATCCAGAACCTTGATTAGAAATTTCTACAGAACTAACTTGAGAATTTTCATCAATAGTAATAGTACATTCTGCTCCTTGACCGTCACCTTTAATTGGAACATTTCTATATTGTAAATTTGCTGCTCCTACATTTAAACCTTTGTTAGTTACGGTTGCAATTTTAATAGACCCCGAAACTGCATTATCTCGAACAAGAGCATTATCTGATGAAGTTTCCCAATCACTAGGAACGGGCATAAATTCTGTAGAATCAAATTTAATAATATCTGCAGGACTTAGAGTATACAGATATTTCCAAACATATCCATCACTACTAGATCCAGCAACTCTTGGTTCTAAATCGGTAAATAAAGGTTCGTCGAGTGATGGTTTTCCTGCAGGATTATCTGGACTAGTTCCATTTTGAAGACAAATATAAACTCTAAAATCTCTATTCATTACATAGAAAAATGATGAATAAAGATTTGTTGAGCTAGATACCTGAGCAAGTTTATCTACACTATAATCATGGCGATACATATCATATTTTGCACCAGAAGACCAAGTTCTTCTAGGTATAACATGCATGATGTCTGAAGAAGTAATTTTCTTCATTGCAATCATAGTATCCCAATAATCATTCTCTTGATTAAAATTATCTCTAGGTGAAGGAGGTGCTCCTTCCCAGTTAGAATTAAAATCAGTAGAATTAGTCAATCCAACAAAAGTATAATAAGCATTTTCACTGCTTAGCACACTTTTGCGAAAATTTTGCGCGTTTAAAATTCTAATTTGATCTGTAATTATTGCAGACATTTTGCTACAGTTTTTCTTTATTTATCAAGTTGGTCCATACCTTACATATTTCAAGGGTTC